CTCAAGGGCAAGATGCTTGGATCAGGAAACAAATTGCTGCCCCGGACGGGCACGTGCTGGTTGCCTTTGATTTTGGGCAGCTTGAGGGCTGCACTGCCGCCATGTGCTCCAAGGACAAGGTTCTGGTTAAGGCATTATGGGAGGATTACGACATTCATCAAGAGTGGGCCGTTAAGCTTGCCTACCGCTACCCAACCATTATTGGGGGCAAGAAGTTCATGGCTGATAAGGAAATAATGGATAAACTCCGATCACGTGTCAAGAACAAGCTTACATTTCCTGCCATATTTGGCGCGCAGAACAGTTCAATAGCCGGGTACTTAGATATTCCTGAAGAAGTGGTAGAGGATTTGATGGATGAATTTTGGAAAACCTTTTACGGTTTGGCCGATTGGCAAGATAAGCTGATGAAAAATTACTACAACACCGGCTACGTGGAAAGCCCCACTGGGCGCAGACGCCATTACCCCATGACCCGCAATCAAGCCATCAACGATCCCATCCAATCGGTGGCCTGCGACATAACGTGCCGGGCTATGAATACCTTGTCAGAACTGGCTGTTGAAGAGCAGGCGTGGCATCTGCACCCAATCATGATGATACATGATGATCTTTCTTTCTGTATGCCAGATGATGACAGGCTGCTGGAGCAGGCAATCAGCGACGTATATAAAACCATGCTCACACCCGGCTATGACTTCATCAATGTACCACTCTCGGTAAAAGGTTCCATCGGTAAGCATTGGTATCAAATGACCAGCATAGGTCAGTTCTACAGTCACAAGGATATCTGATATGGCAGGTAGAAAACCAGACTACATCGTTAGAAGCTTGCACAAGCAAACCAATAAGAAAGGAATTATTGGGGCGGCTTGGGTGAAGGAACAAGGCAGGATTTCAATTGCCATCAACCCCTTTATTGCAATCCCAATCAATGAAGATCTTATTCTAACCCTGTTCCCCAACACCGAACCGGCCACCGATCAAGACCTCATTGAAGTGCAAGAACCAGACAACGTGGTACCTTGGAAGTGACCAGCCTCCATACAAAGTTTCGTCCTAAAACGCTTGACGATGTGATTGGTCAAGATGAAACAATCAAATCGCTCAAGCGGGTGGTGAAGGACAACCGCGCTCACGCCTTCCTGTTCACGTCACCATTGCCGGGGGTAGGCAAGACCAGTCTAGCCCGTATTCTTGCCAACACCTTCGCAGGTGGCGAAGTTACCGCAGCCAACATCATTGAAGTAGCTGCTGCCAACGACACTGGTGTAGATGCGGTCCGTGATCTTATCAGGCGCACCCTTAGCCGGGCCATTGGTACCTCTCCCATCAAGGCTGTTATCTGTGACGAATGCCACAGGTATTCCGGAAATGCTTGGGATGCATTGCTCAAACCTATTGAGGAACCACCGGCTCATGTCTATTGGTTCTTTTGTTCCACCAACCCAGGGCGCATTCCAAAGACCATCATTTCACGATGCCTGCGCTATGACCTGAAACCGGTCGATGAGGATGATCTCATTGAACTGTTGGTAAGGGTCATTGAAGCTGAGAAGCTTGAAATCAACGATGACGTTTTGGAAGCCGTGGTTGAGGAAGCGCAGGGCAGCCCACGACAGGCCCTGGTGTTTTTGGAGGCCTGTGCCTACTGTGAAAGTGCCAGTGAAGCCCGTGCTGCCATGCGCAGCGCCGGGCAGTCACGTGAGGCCATAGACCTTTGCAGGTTTTTGGTCAGCGGACAGGGACGTAGCTGGGCTGAGGCCATGCGCCTGATAAAGGCCATGGGTGACGTTGAAGCCGAGAGCGTGCGGATTGTGGTTGTTAATTATCTGGCATCGGTGGCCATGGGCGCCAAGAAAAACGATCGTGCTTCCGACGCCCTGAGCCTCATGGGGCCTTTTTGCAAGACGTACAACCCATCTGATAAGATGGCACCGCTATTGCTGTCCATTGGCATGGCTTTGGGGCTGGATCGGTAAATAGGCACTGTCTTCTGCTTAACACGGAGAGTTTCGGTACTACCTGCATCGACTTGAGCCGAACAGGTGCCATCTAGACCAATGGCGTTGAGTGGTTGGGTCAGACCGCGCAACCGATGCAGATAGAACATGTGGGGAAAACATGAGCAACAAGAATGATGATCGGTGGTTTGTTCTTCGCATTAAGACCGGCGGGGGCACGTCGCTCATAGACACGCGAATTGTTGGCGGTCCGTATCTAGTTGGGCGCGCTGCGGAGATAGCGAGAAAGTGTGCCGTGCGGTATGGCGGATCGAAAGCAATCTTCATCCTTGTCGAACACCTAGGCGAAGAATTTAGCGACTGACTGAGGTTTACTTCCCAAATGACTGAACGTGAAGAGGGCGACAAGGTTTCCAAGAAGTCAGTTAATTACCGGCCCGCTGCCGGTGACCATCGCTGCGGCAATTGCTCCATGTATCATCACGGCACCCACAAGTGTGATCTGGTGAAGGGTGACATCTACCCTAGCTATGTCTGTGACAAATGGGACGCCAAGTGACCGACTCAGAAATTGAAGAATTCCGCCAGTGGCTGAAGATTGACAAGCACAGGCTGGATGAGGAGCTTGAGGAACAGCCTATGTTGCTGTTCCAAATCAGTGAATCCTATGTCCTGGCCACAGCCACCAAAGACAGCGCTAAGGAATACTTGGCTACCGCAGACGCCAAGCTGGACAAAAAGGCCCGCGAATATTTTGATAAACGTGAAGAAAAAGTCACCGAAGCCATGGTCAAGAACTATGTTCAGACCGACAAGGACCATGAGAAAGCCACGCAGGCTTATTTTGATGCCAAAGGTCGGGCTGACCTGCTCGCCGCCCTCAAGGAAGCCTTTCAGTCACGCGGATATATGATTCGCGATCTCTGTACCCTTTACGCCGCCAACTACTACGAACAAGGTTCAGCCAAGCCCACCAACAACACGAACCGGGCGACGTATAGTATGGGCAGGCAAAAACGTGAAAGGCTGCGTGATGACGCATGATCTGTGGGCCTGGGTTGTTCCAGCCCTGGTCATCGCGCTGATTTTCTACCTGACTGCCAAAGCCGTCATTGGTTCCTACTTTGGCGCCAAGGAAGGGTTTGTAGAGCGTATGATGTCCAAGTTGAAAGGGGCCAATGATGGCAAGAGACCGTGACGATGACCGCCGCCGCAGCCGTGACGATGACGACGGCTTCAAGTACAAGCGTCGCTCAGTTGATGACGTGCGCAAGCGTGCTTCCGAGAAAACCGGCAGCTTCGACAGTTTCATCAAATCCGATTTCAAGCGCTACAAGGTGCGGGACGGCAAGAACCTGATCCGCATTCTGCCGCCCACGTGGGATGACCCCAAGCACTACGCCTACACCATTTTCCTGAACTACAGCATTGGTGCCGACAACCAAACTTTCCTCTCATTGGCTGAAATGAAGGGTGAGAAGGACCCGCTTGCTGAGGCTCGCAAGGAGGCCCAGCATGAGGGTGACAAGGAGATGGCCAAGAAGCTGACGCCGCGCAAGCGCAGCCTCATGTGGATCATTGACCGTACCGATGAGGATGAAGGCCCCATGCTTTGGGATGCCCCGTTCACGGTGGACACCGATTTCGTCAACTTGTCCATCGATGAGGACACCAAGGAGGTCATTTACGTTGATGACCCCAAGGAGGGCTGCGATATCCGCTTCTACAAAGAGGGCACCGGGGTTGGCACCAAATACCCCGCCGCCCGCATGAAAATACTGGCCCCCTCACCCATCAGTGAGGACAAGGGCTTGCAGAAGGAATGGTTGGACTTCATCAAGGACAACCCGGTGCCTGACTGCCTGCAATACTTTGACTATGACCACATCTCGGAAGCCTTTGATGGTGTCATCGGCAGCTATGACGATGACAAGGACGACAAAGGCAAAAAGGGCGGCAAGGACCGTGATGACGATGACGACCGCCCGCGCCGCAGCCGGTCACGTGATGATGACGATGAAAAGCCCCGTCGCAAGCCGGCTGACGAGGATGATGACGAGTCAGAGGCTGAAAAGCCGCGCCGTCGCCAACGTGAGAAGCTTGACGATAACGACGATGAGGCTGAGGCAAAGCCACGTGGCAAAGACCGTGATGCTGACAAGGGCAAAGATGACGATGAGACCGACGACGGCGATGAAGCCAAGCCGCGCCAAAGCATCCGTGACCGCCTGAAAGCCCGGCGTTCCAAGCCGGCTGACGAGGATGACGACTGACCGGCGTGCTGCACTACTGAAGCGGGCGGGCCGTGATCCTGACGTTTGGGGTGACCGCCGCCCGCTTTCAATTATCATTGGAGATGAAATCCCCTATGACCGGTTCGAACGGGAACAGCAACGACTCAGGCGAGCAGGCTACACCCACTGGGCCGATTGCCTCAAGCGGCGTGCCGCCAGAACTGTTTGAACTGCACAAAAAGCTGTGCGGTGACATTTGGACAGCTTGGGGTCAGCACCGCGACAAGGCGCGGGAAGTCATTGACCCGGTAGTGGCTCAGGAAAAGTTTACGCGAATATCAATAGTCAGCCTCACACAGATTGCCGCAGTGTGTGCGGTTGACGTGGGCATGACTGAGGAACAGTTCCTGGCCACCTGCAAGGCCAATTTTGAACAAGCGTTTAAGGCTGCACCTCGCTGGAGTTAAAATGAGCAAACCAATCCTTTGCCTTGATTTTGACGGGGTTATTCACAGCTATTCAAGCGGCTGGAAGGGGGCTGATGTAATCCCCGATCCGCCAGTTGAGGGCGCCATAGCCTTTATGCTCAACGCCCTGCATCATTTTGACGTTGTGATTTTTAGCTCCCGATCCAACCAAGCCGGTGGCCTCAAAGCAATGCAACAATGGCTACGTCAGCATGCCATGGGCGCTTGGTACGAATCACCAGCCGGGCCTGGGTTAGAAGATATTCGTTTTGTTACTGAAAAACCAAGCGCCATGGTCACACTTGACGACCGTGCAATCACCTTTGAAGGTACATGGCCGCACATCGAAACGCTAAAAACTTTCAAACCATGGAATAAGCGCTGATGGCCAAAAAAGTACGTGAAAAGCTGAAAGAAGATACTGGTTCCTACTTCGTCAGTGAAAAACCCAACTATTCATTCGTTTCATCGGGGTGCGCGGTGCTCGATTGTGTCCTGGGGGGAGGGTATCCCCTTGGACGAATGACCAACATTGTAGGGGACAAAAGCACGAGTAAAACCGGCTTGGCCACGGAAGCGCTGATTAATTTCATGCGCCGGTACCCTGATGGCAAGCCAGTATATCGTGATACCGAAGCGGCATTTGATCTTGACTATGCTGTAGCCATGGGCCTCAAAAAGGACCAAGTTGATTTGGGTGATCCTGAGAAGCCAATCATTACCATTGAAGCCTTCATGCGTGAATTTGACGATTATTTGGCTGAGCGGATCAAGACCAAGACCCCCGGCATGTACGTCATTGACAGCCTGGATGCGCTCAGCGATGAAGATGAAATGGACCGTGACATCGGCAAAGGCTCTTACGGCACACAGAAAGCGAAAACCCTCAGCATTTTCTTCAGGACCACGGGCTACAAAATTGAGCAGAGCAAAGTGCTATTACTGATTGTCTCACAAGTACGCGACAACATTGGCGCGATGTTTGGTGAGAAGTACAAACGGTCAGGCGGCCATGCCCTTGACCACCACGCCTCCCAAATTTTGTGGTTATCGCACGTCAAAACCCTCAAAAAGACCATTAACAAGGTAGACCGGCCATACGGCATATTGGTGAAAGCCAAGGCAAAGAAAAATAAGGTTGGCCTCCCTTTGCGTGATGCAGAGTTTACATTCAGATTCGGATACGGCATTGAAGACGTGGAAGCCAGTGTTGCATGGCTCAAGGAAGTTGACCGGCTCAAGGACGCTGATATTGCCAAAGGGGACGTCAAAGAATACTTGAGTGCTCTTGAAGGTATGAGCCATGCTGACTATGAGCAAGAACGCATTGCTATTGGTAAAGTGGTCAAACAGGTATGGGCTGAGATTGAGACTACCTTTTTACCAACCCGTCAGAAATATGCCTAAATGCGCAAAGGAGGTGGCAAGCAGAAAGGCGCGGCACATGAAAGATACGTGTGCGTGCAGCTCTCACTTTGGCTCAGCCACGGCAAGCATGAGGATCTCCTTTGGAGAAGTTCGATGTCAGGAGGGAGATCTACCCTGGCCGCAGCCAAAGGCAAACGGTTGACAGCACAGGCCGGCGACATTTCAGCCATTCACCCCGTGGGTTCCAAGCTGACTGACAAGTTCTTCATAGAGTGCAAGAACTACCGTGATCTAAACTTCACCGGGCTGCTCCTGAAACGTGGCAAGCTGGCTGAGTTTTGGCTTGAGGCCCGCAAGCAGGCGGTGCATTATCAAAAGCACCCGATGCTCATAGCGAAGCAGAACCAGCAACCGATCATCGTCTGCCTGAGCAGGGAAGGGCAACAGGAACTGGCCTTAAACGCACATTGGCTGATCCCATCCATGGGCTTGCGCATTGTGCTGTTTGACCAGTTCATCAAAGCGGCGAAGAGGCCTACATGACCATCATTGTCAAACCACGGGCTGCCCCTGTTGACACGTCCGACGAGGTCATCACCGCGTGGTTGAATGAGCTTCTTGGTTCGGTGTCGTGGCAGCAGTTTGAAGCCACTGAGGATGGTAATCTGACCATCCTGAACACCAAGTTCTCAATGCGCATCGGCATTTTCATGACCGTGCCAACGCAAGCCATCTTTGCACAGGGTGTGTTCCTGCGCATGCGGCACCGCAAAGAGTTTGACGTAAAAGATTTGTACACACTAATTGCAGATAACATTGATGGTTGCCTATACAAAGGCAGCCCACGATGGAAGCCACAACGTCCACCAACAACTACCGCCGAAGAACAACACTTTCAAGACATGATTAGGCAGTTTAAGGAGGCCCAACGCCAGTCTGCCGATGCAGCGTTGCTTAATTCATGGTGGCATAAAATTCAACAGGCCAAAGCGCAAATGGAAATTAGGAAGTATAAACCACAAATGCCCCCAATAGACCACCGAAAGCTGTATGGCTCATTCAAAGATGCTTGGTGACGCATGACCGTCATTGTGCAGCCCATCACCGTCCCGCCGCCTGAATCGGCCAGTGACGTGATTTCCCAACACCTGCAAAAGCTACTGGGCACACGACTTATGAGAACTTTACCAGCACCCAAACCGGCGAAGTGACCATTTACGACACAAAGTTTTACTACCGGGTGGGGCTGTTCCTGGCCGTGCCGACCGAAGCCATCATTGCAGCCGGCCAGTTTGTGAAAATGCACCAAATCAAAGAAAAGGCCAAATACTGGACCGGCCTCAAAGTGATTGACCCTGATCGGCCTGAAGATTGTTTGTACGACCAACTTAATTTCCAACCAAATATCAATTTGCAGTCTATTCCTACAAAAGGATGGTGCCCACCAAGCTTGAGCGCTGGGGTAGCACAACAAAACACACTGTATTCTCAGCAAAGCTTGCTGGCACAACAAGGCATTCTTGGTGGTAATCCACTAGGTCAATATGGGCAACCCAACCCAGCACTAAGTCAAAGGCTACACGCGGCTGTGCAACAGCAACCACCACCTAACATCCCTTATAGTAGGCCCACTTTGTGGGGCAAGATTTTTGGCATCCTATGAATTGGTTACTTTCAGCCGACCTACATCTATCCGACCGTGCCCGTGACAGTTATCGGTTTGGGCTATTCCCGTGGCTGAAGAAGCAGCAACAAAAGAACAAAGTAGATGCCACGTTCCTATTAGGTGATTTAACCCAAGAAAAAGACCGGCATTCCTCAGCACTGGTCAACCGCATCGTTGAAGAACTATTGACGCTAATACCACCCGTTTATATCGTACGAGGAAATCATGATGGTATCGATTCAAATAGCCCGTTTTTCAAGTTCCTCAATTCCATCAGCGGCCTAAACTTCGTGGTGAAGCCAACCTTCCTGCATAAATACGAAATAGCCATGATCCCGCACTGCGCGGATCAGGCCACGCTGAACGCTGCCTGTAAGCAAATGCCCATCAATCCCAAAGCAGTGTTCTTGCATCAAACAATAGGCGGAGCTATAGCTGAAACAGGGGCCGTTTTGTCGGGCCTCAGCGCGTCACCAGTAAGCGCTTTGAAACCCTGGCTAGGGGTGTACTCAGGTGACGTGCACGTACCTCAGCGGTGCGCTGACGTGACCTACGTAGGTGCCCCCTACACGATACGGTTTGGTGACCGGTTTGAACCGCGATGCCTGCTCATAAAAGGCGGTGGCAAGAGCGACCTACACTTTGACTGCCCTCGTAAGCACAGCCTCATAATCCGTGATGCAGACGATATAATTAACAACAAGGCCCTGCGGTCAGGCGATCAAGTTAAGATCACCGTGGAACTGGCCCGTGAAGAAGCTGTAGAATGGCACGAACACAAACGTCGAGTATTGGCTGCCTGCCGTGAGGGTGGTTTGGACGTATTTGGCATTGATTGCACGGTGAAGGCCGCACGCCGGGAACGGGTCAAGCTGGATGAAGGGGTGAAGGCCAATAGGCCACAGGATGTGTTTGAGGCCTTCTGCTCAAATGAGGGAATTGCTCACAATATCAAGCGGGCCGGGCTGGAACTGTTATAAAACGGGAAGTAACACGGGGTTAATCGGATGCAAAAGGTAATCAACAATATCGTGATGGCGGTTGAGATTATCGCAATCGTCGGCTTCATCATCGGATAGGGAGAGTGCCATGGCCTATGGCGACCGGATCAACGCTATCAAACAAGATTGGATCGACGACATCTTGGAGATTTTGCAACGCTGGGATGGTCACGGAAATTTGGAACTGAAATCTCTGAGCCAAATGTCATCCGCCGACTTGAGCCGCCTACAGACGATCCTCGATTCAAAGGACCGTCAAAAGCAGACGCAGGCGGTCATTCCAGTTTCAGGTGTTACGTTGCCCGACAACGGGCATTAACAGGACGAATGTCGCCATGAGCAAAATACGAGAGGCCAATCAGCAAAAACGCCTCGACGCGGCCAATGCCGAAATTAAGCGACTGCGCGAATGGATTGGCATGGCCGATAACAGGCTTGAATGTGCGGCACACCCTGACGGCTGCTGGCGTTGTGCTGACGTGGCGCGGTCATATTTGCAAGAAGCGTTGACACCAACGAAAACCGACTAACCGCCGATTAACCGGCTACTGTAATGATAGACCGTGCAACTCTTGAATCTTTGCAATGGCTTAAACGGGAGCTTGACGGTGTGCACAACATCACCCGACAGGACCGAATGAACTATTCAGCGGCCGTGACCCAAGCCCTGCAAAGGTTGACCGACGTTCCGCCTCTCAACTTCGTGGTGTCTATCCCCTATTGGGGGCCATGGCATGCACATACCTGCGCTACCGTAACCATCCCGTCCGTTCTGGCGGCTATCAACTACGCCAAGGCTGAGAACCGGGTACGGTTCATTATGCACACCATCAGCCCTGACGTGACCAAAGGGCTGCTGAAAGGCTTTCAAGTAGAATACCTCCCATTGCCGGCACATCCGGATGAATGGATGCGCTTCTCAATGGGGCACAAAGAAACATTGTTCAAGGCCAAAGATAGAGAATGCATCTGTCTACTGTGTGCCGACAATCTTGTGTCACGTGAATTGTTCACATTCACCGAATGGGCCGTGGCGTCCAGCTACAAAGCTATTGCGGCCCTTGGCCCGCGTGTCACTGCCAATCCGGTCACCGTGCCGCTAGGAGCTGAAGCTTCACAACTGGCAAAATGGGCTATGACGAACGCCCACCCATGGACCAAAAGCCTTTACTACAAAACAGGCAATTCAAATTCCCCGTCGGTGATCTACTTCCATGATGCCCAAGGCATCAGCGGCCACGGCTTCCATTTACACCCGGTCATGGTGTTGAAGGACCGCTATCTAAATTTCAAGGGTGGTGCCATAGATGCCGATCTGCTCAATTGTTTCAGCAAGGAAGATATCTACGTTGTGGCGTACAATGAAATTTTCATGTGTGACGTAACACAACCTGAGAGAAAGCACGGCACTGCCGGGCCACTTGACGACGAAGCAATCATTCAATGGGCCAAGAACCCGGTTAGTGTGCTGCCGTTGCACCGCTGGAACTTCAAGCACCGGATCACCTTCACCGGCAATGGGGCAAACAGCCAATCGATTGTCAACAGCATCTTGCAACAATTGGAGAACCAAGATGGGGATCGGCCCAGCAGCACGTGACCTATACCGCAAGCTTGGCTTGAAACCACCGGCACGGGTCTGTGATCTTGGTTCTCAGGAAATGAGCCAGGGCCTCGGCGGCAGCGCCAAGGATTGGATGGAGCATCAGGGCTTTGAGTACACGTCCATTGATTTTGACGGGAAGTTCGGCGCGCTCAAGCTGGATTTGAACGAGATAACTGCTCATGATCTGTATGAGATGCATGTTAACACCAACTTCGATATTGTGACCAACCATGGCACCACCGAACACATCTTCAATCAGGCCAACGTGTTTGAGTTGATGCACTACCTTACCAAAAACGGGGGCATCATGATCCATGCCGTACCAACCCCAAAGTTTGGCCCTTCGCATGGTTTCTACTTCTATGATGAAACCATTTTTGATGATTTGGCATACACCAACAATTATCAGATTTTGGAAATGTACCGGCAGCCCGATCCTTATGAAATTATCCTTGTGGCTTTCAAAAAGGTTAATGATGGCTTCTTCAAGATGCCCATCCAGGGGCAGTACCGCACCTGATGTTTGACATTGTGAAAGTTGAACTGGAGGATTTCAGGTCCTTCAGGGGCAAGCACAGCTTTGCTTTCCCCACTGAGCCGGGGCTGTACGCCGTCACCGGCAAAAACCTTGTTAACCCCCAACTCGGCGCCAACGGCATAGGAAAAACCTCATTGTTTGAGGCAATCCGTTGGTGCAATTACGGCAGCACGTCACGAGGCCTCAGGGCCGGCGACATTATCAATTGGGGTGCCAAGTCATGCAGCGTCACTGTCCATCAATTGATTGGCAATGAAGACCTCACCGTCACCCGCACCCAAAGCCCTAACAGCCTGCGCCTGAATGGCACCATTGTTGATCAAGAAACCCTTGAGAAGCACCTGAGGCTTGGGCCTGAGGCTTTCACCTACGCGGTCATGATCCCGCAATTTGGTGAGTTCTTTTTTGATAAGTTACCCAGCGACAAGCTGGCATTGTTCTCACAGATCATGGAACTGGATTACTGGCTTGAAAAAAGCGAGGAAGCTGCGAAGCTGGCCAAGGAAGTGTTTGAGGCAAAGGCCAACGTGGAACGTGAGATTGCCCGGTTCACCGGTCAGCTTGAAACCATTGACGCCGACGTAGAAGACCTCAAGGTCAAGAACAAGACTTTCGCTGACGCCGAAGCGCAGCGCATCAAAAGGCTCAAGCAACGGATTGTTGAATTGCAAGCCAATCTTGCGGAGATTGACAAAGCATCGGAATTTGCCACCAAAACCCTTAGCAATCTAAGTATTAAGCTTGAGCGGGTGGAGCGAGGTGCCAAGAAATGTCCCACTTGTGGGCAGCCGGTCAAAAACAAGGATTTGGATGATCTGCTCACCAATCAATCTGATTTTGAACGGCAGTTACGCAAGCTGGAACGTGACAAGGTGGCATTGCAGGCTGAGATAAAAAGCCTTGACCTTTCGCCACGCAAAAACCCCTACGCCGATGAGATCACCCAAAAGCTTGCTGCCAAGGCCAAGGCCAAGGCCAAAATCACCGACCTGAAAGCCGATATGGACGCCCTGAATGAGGACCACACAGCGCTCAGCTTTTGGGTGGGTGGTTTCAAGCGCGTACGGCTGTTTATCGTGGAACAGGCATTGCAGCAATTGGAACTTGAGATCAACAATAGCCTAGGCAGCCTGGGACTGCTGGATTGGCGTATTGAATTAGACGTTGAGCGCGAGAACAAGTCAGGTGGCATCACCAAAGGCTTTACGGTGATGGTCTACCCTCCTGATGCTGAAACCCCCGTTAAGTTGGAAGCGTATTCTGGCGGGGAGACACAGAGATTACGTCTTGCCGGCAACCTGGGGCTGGCCAACTTGATCATGGAGCGCGCCGGGCTGCGCAACACAATTGAGATTTTCGATGAGCCTAGTTCTCACCTGAGTGAGGAAGGGCTCCTTGACCTAGCCGATACCTTGGCTGAACGTGCTTTGGTTACCGGGCGGCGCTGCATGATTATCGAGCATAATCTGCTGGACTACGCCTTTGCCGGTATCATTACAGTGGTGAAAGGGCCTGATGGCTCACACGTCACCAGCACCCCATAAATGACCGCCTAGGGGCCTCAGCAATTAGGGGTGTTAGGTAGCACCCCCTGCCGCCAACCGCACCACGGGCCGTTTGTGGGCCTAATTCATGGCCTCACGTGGGCCACCCTGCAAAAACCGGGGTATTTGGGTGATTTCAGCCGGCTTCTCAGGGGCACCGCGTACCGGGCGGTCACCGTAGGCATGGTTTTCAGCGTTCTTGATCAAGTCAAGCAGCCCCTGCGCCAAGCCCTTCAGCCCAGTGGTCAGGCCGGCATTCTGCTTCATGTAGTGTTCGGCCTTTGAATTGGTGCGGTTGATGACCTTTTTCAGGTTGTCGTTGTCATATTGGTAAATCCCTGCCGTGTGCCTCCATTCGTCGCGCTCAGCAGTTACGACGGTAAGTTGCTTCTTTGCTTGTTCAAGTTCCTGTTCCATACGGTGCACCGCGTCAGCAATGATGTTGGCTTCACTCATTGGTTCCCCTCAGATGTGGTCATGGCCAAGGCCGCACTGTGCCATGTCAAGGTAACGGTGCCAAGTGACTTGAGCGAACGCGGCTACTTCTTGATGCTGATATCGTACACCTTGACCAGCACCTGTCCGCACTTGGCGCAGTCGAAATAATGATATGCAATCGGCTTTGTCGGGTGTGGCTCAATCCGCGAGATTGGGATTACGGCTCCGCATTTGGGGCACTTGCCGTTGGCGGGAAGGTAGATGGCGGCCATTTCACGGTGGCAGTGTCGGCACTTTTCTCGATACTGCATTATTATCAATAATGATCAGCGCGGCTGCAATTTGTCGGTTTATGTCAGTGATCTGATTTTGCAGTAAAGTCACTCGATCGTCGGCTGCCTTTGCCACCGCTTGAAACGTGCCAGATTCAACGGGGTCGTGGGCCAGCTTGGAGATAATAGAATCCTTAGACGCTTCCAGTACCATGACACGATGGCGTAGGTCGTCGAGCCGCCCCGCAACCGCGTCACGGTATTCACCATGTTCCCGCAGAGTCAGGTAATTGGCAAGAGCAGCCTTTAGGGCTTCGACTTGGGCTCGATCAGCCGAGGCCGCCTTGTCAACGTTGGCGAACTGTGTCTGAAAAATCGTCCACTGAGCGGCAGCTAGGATACCGACTGCGGTCAGTGCCCCAACAATGGTTTGCCAGGAAAGTTCAGGGCCACCTTTCTCAGCCACATTACTGCCCCACTATCTCAAACGGAATAGGTGGTTGAGTAAACACTTTCGTTTTAATTGGATTGACCTGATAAACCCCCTGAAAGACATACTCATAAGCCCCAGGGGCCAGATCGCGCGGTAATTCAATGGGACGCTCATGCTTAGTGCACTCAGCCAGCGGGTCAATATAATTGCCGGATAGGAAATGCATAAAGCCACCTGACCTGTCACCACTGGGTGCAAGCGGTCCGGCAATCATGCGGATGCCCGTGCCGGGCACGCCGGGGCGCGTCTGACAAAGATCCACATGAAGAGTAACAGTATCACCGGGGCGGTGGGGCTGATTTGGGAGGAGGCTTACGTTGTGGACAATCACCGGATCGGGATCGTCAAAATGGACCCAATATATCAGCAGCCCGGCTACAACGATCCAGCTTGCAGTCGATAGCCGGTAAAGCCATTTCAGTGCACAGATCATTTCCAATGACTCGTGATCCACCCTGAGATTGCTGCCCAAATGACTGCGGCCCCGGTCAGGATGCCACCAATAACCCACAATAGCTTTCCAATCAACGTGCCTGCACTGTACAAATCAACGATGGGTTTGACTTGGCTTTTTAATTTCTGTTGTTCCCGCTCAAGATCAGCGAGACGATCTTCATAAGACCTGTGCGGGGGCATTCTGCTTCCCAAGGTGGCAATCGCTGTATCCACGTTCGCACCTGCTAAGGTAACATGACTAAAGTATAGTTCCTTTCATTCAAAAGTACCAGTACAAAAGTATGGGGCATTTGCGCCCCATTAAGTTCCCACGGCTTAGAGACCAAACAGATAGGAGAACCGGGCACCGTAGTTCGTGCCAAGGCTGGCCCCTGCGCCAACGGTCGGCAGCCCAGCCGCTGAGAAGGCGTTATTCAGCGTGAAGCCGCGAATCGGGAAGGCAACATAAGCCGAAGCCTCAAGCGCGCCGCCATCGGGCTTGCCAGTCAGTGAGTTGATGGTGGGCCAAATAAAGCCGGTCTCAAGCCCAGGGTACACCGCGATTGTCGTACCACGGGCAGCACCAAAGCCACCGCTGATGCCGGCTTCCTTCAACATGAAACCAGCATAGTTCCGGGGCGTCCCGTAGGTGACGTTCGTGATGGTCGGAAGGGTTGGCGGCACGAAGGTCGGGAAGTTTGCGACAGGAAGTGCCGGCAACCTCGAATAGATAGCTTGCAGCCACTCCATGCTGACATCGAGGCCCTGTGTTGCCGCCCAGCGTTGGGCAACGAATGCGCTGGCCGCCGAAGTTGTAGCGGTCGCGCCAACGGCGTTCGTCCCGGCAACATTGGACCACACGACGTCATTGTGAACGCGCCACCAGCCGTTCGGGAAGGCACCAATGTAGCCACCCGTCGCGCCAACCGCGCCGCCCGTCGCATTGAGGCCACCACCCACAAGGGACGTTGCAAACAGGTTTGTCCCGTTTGCGTGAGCCTGGGCTACGTCAGCCTCGGTGATGATGCCGCCGTACCAACCTACGCCATTAGGTGTTGAGAAAACGCTTTGATACGGAGGCGCTTTCAGCGGCAAGTCCGCAGCAGAAGACATACCCGTGGCCGCCAGAAGGGGAACCAAGAAGAG